CAGGTCTCCATGGGTTAGCTTGGAAGATCGCATGGATAACATCCTTGGATCTCTTGTTGGCCAAGCATTCGTTGGCATCCTTTAACGGCAGACGGGCGACCTTGGCTTTCCCTGCTGGAAGAATACCAACAACATCCTCCACTGCTTTACGACCTGGTTCATCCTCGTCGAACATCAGGATAACCTCATCCCACTTCTCAAGCCATCTCAAGTTTTTCTTAAAGACATTAGCGGCTGATTGCGATCCAGTCGGAAGGGAGACCACGGCATATTTGTTTTCCTGTATCTGGCTAACACTCAAGGCATCAACCTCGCCTTCAGTAACAACTAACTTCCGTCCCCCCATCGGGTGCAGGTGTTGTCCATAGAATCGATCAGCAATCTTACCGAGGATCATGAACTGCTTGCCTTCAAAGCGTAGCTTCTGTCCTACCAGTTTGCGGTCATCGTTATAGTAGTCAGCAATGTGACAACACCGTCCTTTGTATTCACCAATGTGGTAACGCATGTGGCGACAGGTGTCGTGGGTTATGTGACGGGCGGGTATGTCGGAGTAACGTCCATTAAGGAACGTATCATCCGTAGAGTGTAATGGTTTGTTTATTTTCATTTCAATTTTTGTGTCTTCAGATGGTCGCTTGTAGGAGCCACATGAGTGGCAGTAAGTCGAATCATCTTCGTTGATGCACAAGGCATCGCTTGAGCCGCACTCATCGCACGGCAAATGTGTTTGTTTATACATGGTGGTGGTTACCTAGTCGAACCAAGAACGAGGAATGCTATTCTCACACCAAAGGAATCCGTGCTTGTCACACCAATCTCCATAGGTGGTCTTGCTCCGTTTGGTCAGGGTGTTAGAAGCTCGCATGAAGACGAACCTTATGTCCATCTCTGGGTGCTGCTTCTTGACCAACAGATGCTTGGCACGGTCGCTCGCAAGGAACCGGCCCTTGGCCTCCAGCATAACACCATTCTCAAGAACGAAGTCAGGAGTGTAGTGGTGCTGCTTGAGGTAGCCGATACGTTCGGTCTCGTAGCCGAAGCTGACCCCCGCACGTTCTAGTGCAAGGGCCAACCTCTTTTCAAATTTAGAACGGAACCTTGGCATCGGAACCGTTGTCATCGGTGAGCGCATCACCGAGGTCTTCGCTTACAAATCCTCCATCCTCTGAACCAAACCCAAAGGCTTCGCCGCCACCAGGATTGTATTCAACAAGCTCAATGAGTTGAGCAGCACGGAGTCTAAGAGTGTATCCAACGCCAAGCATCGGGCTGTTCCAAGAGTGTGGCTCAACGGACAGACGGAGCTTTGACCCGCTGCCAATGTTAGGAGGATCGTTAAGCTTCTTACCGGTGCTGTCAAAGAGAGCGACCGAGAAGTTCAGAACACCCTTATTGGTTTCACGACGAGCTACTTGCTTGGCATACAACTCGTAGTCACCGTCATCATTCTGCTTAAGTGGTGGGCTATCATGACGCTTGAGCTTCTTACCATCAGCCTCTTTACAGTGGCGTTCGTATTCGGCATCAAGCCAAGGCCCGACCTGAGCGTGAACGGAATTGTAGTCCTCTTCACTAAGGATCAAGCGACAACTGAAAACCCCATTGTCATCGAACTTGGTGTCAGGCTCAATGAGTTTAGGGTAAACGCTTTTACCTACTGGGGTGGTTAGTTTTAGATTTTGGTTTTTCATCTTTTTTGTGGTTTCTTTTTTGTGGTTCTCTCAGCTTTAATTGTTAGCTGAAAAAGTATTTGGAGTCCCGAAGGGTGTTAACATCAAAGTTTCCGTAGTCCGGTAAGGGAGGTAGAGGCTCGACACTATTGTTTTGCCATTGTTCGGCTAGGCTTGCAAGAATATCTTTCGAGAACATGTCGGCAAAGGAGTCGCGTATCGAAGAGGCTAATACATCGCAGTTATTACTGTGAGTGGCGAAGCTGTCGTGAATCATCGCGAAGTCATAAACACCACGGCGATGTGCTTCGTTAGTAGTTAACACCAAACCAGCAGCGTCAAGACTATGAACTACATTAGGAGCTACCCCGTTGCGCTGCTTGCGTGTGTCGAGTTCGTCGGTGCTGTCTTTGAATCTAACAGCAGTGAGTGATCCGTGTAACCAAGTGGCAACCTTACGACTGACTTGCTTGCGGTAGTCTTGGCTCACTCGGAACCCACTCGGTGTTGTCCATGTGAGTGCCTCGTCCTGTTCCGCTAACATATGGGCAACCTCCTGGAACCAATCCATGACCAGCTTCGGGCGAGTAAGGAGCGTCTCAATGCTTTCCCACAGGAGATCCCCAAGATACTTAATGGCTGGGTAAACGTGCCGGCGACCAAAGACACACTCGATGCCACGTTGCCGGCGGGTCTCATCATACCATGAAGCTACGTAATCCCTGTTGGAGTAGGGAGTTAAACCATAAGAATAACACATGACCGGGCGCTTCGCCATGACCCGGCCTATACCGAAGTCCACCCAAAGGCGAGCGTAGTCACGACCCTCGGCTGCATGACCACGAAGGACTCCCAAGGTGTGATCCGAGACCATCCGGTAGATGTCTTCGGGGACATCAGTAGGACTTACGTTGGTGGCGTGACATCCATGTTCATCCCTGCTCAACAACGATAACAACTGTAACCCAGAGTTCGTCGCGTCCATCGCACACGGAAGGTATGTCTGAAAGTTCTTGGAGGTTTTGGTGTGGAGGTCAGCCCATTCAAAGCACCACGCCAACGCTTGCCAAGGCTCGTCTGCCTCTGCCCATTCCCTGTTTCCCCTCGGGTCGTTAGCAATCCGTATGGCATCACGGGTGAATCCCTCGGCCCACGCAAGGCGATCATCGAAGGCGATCTTGTCGTTGCCAAAACAGTTGGCTCCGTGGATTCCTAACCACTTCTTGTCCTCATCACTCTTGATGGGAAGACCCCTGTGAAATTGTAACAATCCCCTACAGTGGTCTGGTCCTTGGTAGTTAAGGTAGCTTGGTATCTGATAGATGCGACCACGGAAGTCACACGAGGAGGGCATGAACATTCTTTCCCCGCGAAACTTACGGGCAAGCATCAGGATCTTTGAGATGAGGATGCGCTGGCTGGCTAGGCCCATGTTGTGTGCAGCTAACTCACGCTTGTCATCACGCCAGTTCCTTATCTGCTCCTCCGTCATGTTGGCGTTGGCATCAGTCCACTCAGGAAGGGGAACATCTTGGCGAGGCGGGAGTCCTATCTCTAGGTCGCTGTCCCATGCCCACTCCAGGACATCCATGACTCGGTTGTTGATAGCATAGGGTGTCTCTTGGATAAGGTTAACCGCATTGTAAACCTCGGGCATCTCGGGTGCTTGGCGTAACACATCCCGATCACTGCATCTAATAAAAGGTAAAGCTGGCAGAGGGCTGGAGTCATCCGAGGCAAACCCATAGCCTCCCCCAAAGACTCGCTCCCACGGTGTCGGTGACTCAACCATCGGCATCCAGAACGGAAGCAATAACTCACGGTGGTTGTTATAGTCGTTGATCCATTCCCTTGTGACTTCCGAAAGCTCCACCATACGCATCGGTTTGAAGACTCGACGGCGGCGTTGGGCTTTCTCGGTGAAGGCAATGAGTCCGGTGCGGTCGTGAACGATCTCTAACAACAACGCCCCGCATCCAATGCGATCCCTGCGTGTCCAATCATCCCACTCCATCTCCTCGTTTCGTGCAGTCTTGTGAAGGTAACGACTCTGGGTGGTCCCACGCTTGGCGAGGTCTTGCATACGCTTAACCAATCGACTCCCGAACTCATGGTCACGGATTAACATTGACGAAAGCAACTGGTCTTCAATGGCACGACCCAACTTGCTTGCGACCGAGGCGTAACTGCGTGGTTCATCAAGGACATCAAGGGTGGCTTTAACTGCTAACAATCCCACCGCACGGGTGTCGGGAAGGGTTAACTCAGCAAGGCACTTCTGCCATCGGCTTTTGTTACGGATCGGTTTGATCTTTTCAATGGACTCGGTAAGTCCTAACACCACCGGCTCCACCCCGTCACGCATGATGCGTCTTCCCGCTTGAGTCAGGGAACCTTTGGTGGTTGTGGCATTGCGACGATAGCGATCTACCCCCATGTCCACCATGTCCTGGTTCAATTTGTCTTGTTTCATATCAAGGTGTCACGGTTGTGTTCAATGAAGGCAAAACATGACCTAGTCCGTAGCTCTCCTACGACTCTATTCAACGGCGACATGTGAGTCTAACTTTGTTGGAGGTGACGTTCAAGGGTTTTTTCAATCCCCGCGAACACATCCTTGAGGTAGGGCACAGGCATGACCCAAGCGGTCTTTCTTCCGTCCGGCCCTTTGATGGATTCAACTCTTAACAATCTCTCCTTTTGCATCGCCTTGACGGTAACCATACAGTTCTGCTTACTGACCTGCATGAGCTTCGCCAAGTCCACACAACGTATGCGCTCCTTGAGAAGCACGGCGGCGGCAATCTGGGAACGCTTGATGGTCTTGAGGCCGGACGCATTGAGCGCGTCTTGGACGGTGATCAAGGTGATTAAGGTTTCGGGTTTTGTTTTCATATTAGTGGTTGTTGATTAAATAAGGCTACGCACACTTTGGCACGTTTGGCACTCACACCAGTCAGTTCCAGTGTCCTCTTTGAAGCCATCTCTTCCTCCCTCTTGAAAGGTTCTTCCGCAAGGCCAAACGCTCATACCGCCGTTGACATAAGCCGCGATGTCCATTCCCCCATAGCCCACCTCGTGTCTACAAGAATCCCAGAATTCACTGACAGTAATGGTTTTTCCGCGAAAGGAAATCTCAACCGTTTCCTCGTCTTCTTCTATTTCTAGTTCGTTGTTGTTTTTCATAGTGTTGTTGTTTAGTCTTCAAGGAAGTCTCCGTGTTCGATGGAGTAAATTAAATGATGCTCCAAGAATTTGAAGATAATCATTTCTTCGTGAGCGAGGTCATAATCTCCGTTCTCAGCAGAAAGCTTTGCTTCCTTTTTGTAGTGTTCAGCTTTTTTCTTAAGCTGCTTCAGTAGTTTCTTCTGTTTTATTTTCATAAATTTAGGCGTTATCCATCAGGTCACGGGCTGCGGCAAGATCCGTTGGGACCAGCTTGGCGTATCTCAGGGTCATCGTGATGTCCTTGTGTCCCATCCAGGATTGCACCACCTTAACATTAACACCCCGACTCAGGAGTCTTGTGGCACACGTATGGCGACACGTATAGAACACAAAGCGGCCCAACGAGGAATCCTTTCCGCGCAACTTACGCCACTCACGGGTGATCCTTATGCCTCTGAACTCAGCCCAGCTTTGCCGGCGCTCCAAACACTCCAATGCTTTCCT